CTGCACCCATTGGCGGTAAAGTTCTAAACTGATTTGACATCAGCGCTCACCCAACGCTTTGCCGTCAATGTCAACGCCTTGGGCAAAGTTCCAATTACCTGTCAGATTACATCTAACAATATGGAAACGACCCTGCGCTCTAACCGGGCAAAACCCTTGAGTATTTAAAGACGATGCTGTTCCAAATGTCTGGCTATCTGTCTGACGATTTCTAGTCCCGACCTGTGCGGTTACTGTGCCGCCTTGCGTCATTGGTATTACACGATTTAATATGCCATGACGTTTTTGCGATATACTAAACTCTGCTGTTTCAACAGTTGCCGCAATCGACGTTCCTGTAAAACTGTGCAGCTTTTTATCTTTTGATCCGCCAAAGATGTAACCGCCGCCTTTATAAAGGTCGCTGTCAAGCGACGCAGGCAATGTCTCAATGCTGCTTGAGATATTATCTAACTGCTCAACTGTGTAGCCTGCGGTAAAGTAAGGAGCCAGAAACTCTGTCTCAAACTCACCATATGACCAGCGATCAAGTGCGTAATTATAAATCAACACTTTGTCAGGCTCGACTGCTGTGGCGCTGTTACTAACAAATGACCACATCACGACCTGTTGTTGTGGGTCAACTGCACAACTCATTCTGTCGCTATTTTGTGCGTCGAACTCACCTAAGAACCAACGGTTAACCTTCTCGGCTCCAATCGGACGCGACTGCTGACCGTCGAAAGCATAAAAGCCATCGTTACTTAAATAATAAACTGTGTGTCCTACGTTTGCCACACTGCCGGGGAACTGACAGCCTCTAGTCGTTTCAACCTTATCAAACTGGAATATTAAAGGTGTGCCGACATAAGTAGCCCTAACAATAGCACGCTCCAATAGGATAGTGGCGTACTCTCCGCCGACCAATCCAGTGATTTCACCTGCGTCAGCAATGTCCTGACTGTCCGCTTGATTTGTTCCAATAGTCCAAGAAGTTGTGTCATTGATTGCCGACCATCTTACTCTAAACGGTGTCGTTGTACCACTCTCGTCAATGTGTGCAGTCATAACGAAGTCACGGACGTTGGCTACAAACCTTGCTTTCGGTGCGCCTGATAAAGCTGAAAACGCTGTGTCAGTTCCTAGCAAAAACTTTTGTGTTGCCACGTTTGTTCCACCAACAGCTATGACATAACTGCCAAATTGAACAAACCGCCAGTAGTCCTCTGACGTTAACGAATATCCACCCCCCACACTAACATCATCAAGTCCGCTGTCCGTCTGGTCAAACAAGTATAACTTGCCGCCATCACCGACGAACAACTTAACATTGCTGCTCGTATCCTTTGCCGGAAAGATGCCTCGGATACGATTGTCAGCCGCAGTGCTTAATGCCTCAAGTTCTTTTATAGGTGTGTAGCCTGAAGCAGAGGCAATAACATTTTTTGCTTCGGTTGCTCCGACATTTTGAAAGTCAGGTTGGTCGGGCAACCATTCACCAAATCTAATCATTGTCGTAACCAAACCTCTGACTCAGCCGATGACGGCGTCCATGTTCCTGATGCAGCCGCTATGTCACTCCAAGTCTCACTGCCTAATGCAACGTCAGACCATGTTTCATCACCAGCAGCGATGTCAGTCCAAGTCTCTCCGCCTTCAGCTACGACGTTCCAAGCCTCGCCCTGCAACTCACCAGTTATTGTGGCGGTGATTGTCGGGTCGGCTGTGCCTGCCATGACAAACTCACCGATGATGCCTGCGGTTGTTGTGATTGCTGTGTCTGCTGTACCGACAACAGAAACGACTGCATTATATGATGCGCTTACTGTGACTGCCGTATTGACAGAACTGTCAACCAATCTGATTGGTATAGCTGAACCAGTTACGCTAACTGATATACTTGCTGCACCGTCCATCTTTGCGATAAACGCAGCAGTTGCGGCAACCGATGCTGCTCCCGTAACGGAAGCATCGACTTGTGCAATTCTTATAGATGCCGCCGATGTTGTGGTGGCAACATTTACAGACGCCGATACTGTGGCAACTCGTGTTGCAACGGAACTTTCTGTAATTGATGTGCTAACCGAGCCGTCAACTTGACGGACGGGCGTTGCTGCGCCTGTTGTTGTTATTGCAGTGCTTACAGCACCTGCCGCAAATGTAATTCTTTGCGCTTCAGCAGATGTTGTGACAGCAAAGCTAACAGAGGCATCAACTGGTATCGCAAACTGAATTGATGCAGTTGCAGTAACAGAAACACTTGCAGACGCTGTTGGAGCAATTAGGACAGCCAGCGATGACAGGTTGTCCATGTTGCCTAAAGCATCAAGAAAGTCCAAATCTCCCCAAGCATCCAACTGCTCAAGGGTCGGGTTTTCCCAAGGTAAGGCGTCTAATAAATCTAGGCTGTGCGGTAGAGCATCAATACTGCCTGTAAGTTGCTCTAGGCTTGGTGTGTTAGTAGCCATGATGCCACCTATTAGGCAGCAGTTACGTCAAGGTCGCCTGCCGCTACTTTTAATATGTCGCCACTGCCAATCGTTTTGCTTGATGAGAAAGCACCATGAATTAACAGATTGCCAGAAGATGAGGCGTCAAAAATTCCAAAATGCGAAACTGCGCCCCAAGACCCGGTTGCAGCTGCAAATTCAACTGCGGCTGAGTTATCAGTCGTACCGCCAGAAGCAGCATCAAAGTTAATGGCTACGCGAGAATAATTATTTCCCGTTAACTCAGTGCCAGAATTATCGTCAGCAAATGAACCAGTGCTTAGACCAAGGTACGCTTGTGAAGGGAATGTATAAGCCGATGTGCCTAGAATATGGTCTAGGATTTTATTTTCGGCGTAATCAGAAAGTGCAGACATTTTATGCTCCTATGTACTCTGCTTGCATTGCAAGACCGCCACCGCCAAAGCGTGACTTTTCCATTTCTTTTGTGATTTCTTCGATGCTTCGACTAAAATATTGGTCGTATTGCAAGGCCCTCGGCTCATCCATCAAGAATGTGTATGCGTGAGTAAGACTGCCATACAAATAAGCGTCGGGGTGTCGTGTTAATATTGTGTTTGTTGTTGCGCTATCTGACAGAGCAGTAATTCCCTCGCCGTAAATCATTTCGACGGTTTCTGCTGCAGACGGGACAGGACGCAATGCAACCTCAGTCCCAATAATTGTGTATGCTTCGGGCTTGCCGCCGGACGCATTGGGGAACTGTTTATAAAATTGTTGAGGTGTATAATACTCTAGCACTCTTTGCGGGCTGCTGTTAAGTTTTATTACACGAATTTCCCGTAAATCTGTCGGCAAACTTATAAACTCATCGTCAGCAGTTGTGGTAGCAGTCACACGTTTTTCTTGACTGCGGGTGCTTAACTCACGGCTCATTCTTGCTTCTGCAAGACTGATAAAATTTTTGATGTCGCTGGTCAAATCGGTTCGTGCCAAAAATTCAGCAATCGCAGTCTGCAACTCGGAATAAGTCGTGATAGCCATTAGATGTGTCCTGTGTCAGTTCTGAAAAAACGATTGTCATAATCGTTTAACCACTTTCGCCAATCAGTCGGGTTGTCTTTAGGTTGACCAAATTTTTGAACAAGTTCTTGATAAAGTCCGGCAGGTATGTCAGCAACTTTACGTCGATGCGCTTGCGTGTTCCCTATTAGCGAACCGGGACGAAACTCGTTAGCTTCTTCACGATTTTTAGCAACAATACCGTCAATGTTATGTTTGCTTTCAACAATCATTTCATCGTTGTTAAAGTGAACCCAAGTTTCTTTACCAGTAATGGGGTCACGTTTCATTAGTCTTTTATTCATTAGAAAACCTTAATGGGGGTAGCCGAAGCTACCCCCTAGCACTTTAATTAAGGTCGTAAACTGCGCCGTGTGCTTTCGGTGCAGATACTTTCAAACCATATTCCGTAATAATTTGGAACTTGGCTGCGTCACCTGTTTTAGCCAAATCTTCCACAAGGAAGTTCCGACCCGGCAGGGTGACGACCGCAGCGTAGTCGCTGTCCAAAAGATACAGACGGTCATTACCGATTTGCCTGTCGATGACCACTGAAAGTTCACCGTAGTCACTTAAATAAAGCGAGACCGACCCAACAATTGCTGCTTCGCGTGGAGCAGTGTATTGGATTTGGTTTGTAGCAACTGAACCTGAAGACAGGTCGCTGAACGTCGCTTTTTTAGCAGGCGATACAACGAGCATGTTTGGGTTGCCGCCGTCCTCATAAGCAGCCTGATGCGCCGCATCAATGAGAGCCAGTGACAAGTCACGGTCTGTGCCGCCAGTTGGTACGTCTGAACCGTCACCAGTTGGTGCAGCACCAGAACTTCCAACAGATACGTTGGTAATCCAGCTTGACAGGTTTGCTGTCTCGCGGGTTGCACCAGTTGCTCTGGCGTTGTCTGAGCAAAGACCTTTTTCGATGTCTCGGCGCAGTTCCAAGCCTTTAAGAACCTTTTGATCATTTATCTTCGTTTCAGTTCGTTAAACTGAAACCGCCCTTTTGGGCTGCTTATGCTTTCACATAAGATGAGACTATATCACGTCTGCCCTAGCAGACCCTCGCGCTTCGGGTCACTTGACCCTACTTCCTTGCGGAATAGTCGTTGCACCTTCCCCCTCCGGGGCTTGGCTCAGGATTACCATATCTTTCAACTTAGGCTTCCCCTGAGTTCACGAGGTTTATACTGCGCTAGTGTAAGGTCAACGCAGTTTCCCGGTCACGACCAGCAGTGTCAACACTGTCTAATGTGCCAGAAACAGCAGCATCTTTTTGTGAAATTTGTGTCACATTTGAAAAGCGTACTGCTTGTGTTGGTGTTGCAAAAGAAGCATCTGCGCCTTCAGCAACAAAGTTGTTTGCTACTGATGCAGCTAGTTCTTGAACAAGCCAATCAAAGGTTGTGTTATTCACGGTTTCCTTACGGAGCGCGGAATAAATTGGGGTTTCATCCGGGTCAATCCGGGTGATCACATCAGAGAGGTCTTCGCGCTCTCCGATAGCGATAACTGTTGTTTGCGTAGCCATGTTTAAATCTCCTTGGCGTTAGCGGTTAAGTAGAAAATCGACGGCAGCATCTTTGCTACCCGTCTTTTTTAATCGGTCAAAAGCCTTACGCTTTTTCTCGGAAGCTACGTCCCGCGAAGTTTTAGGCTTACCGCCCTTCACCATTTTTGGAGCCTTGGCGACCTTCTTTTTAGCAACAGGTTTTTCCTGTTGAAGTTGGTCATACAGGTATGCACGGCGCAGAACGTCTACTAGGCGGCTATCAACAACCTGAGATAGTTCGTCGTTCGTAAAACCGACACGTTGCGCGAAGTTAATCAAACCCGCCTTTTCACGGGTTGCAACATCTGTGTCTTTCCATTCTGGGATACGTTCAACCAGCTTGACCTGCTCAGACGCGACATGCTGTTGAATTAGCTGTGCTTGTTCTTGCTGAACAACTTGCATAGCTTTTTCACGGTCGCGCTGCGCTTCACGCTGTTTGACAAACTCAAGAGGGTCTTCCTCATAAAGTTTATCCCAATATTCCTGTGTAGGCTCACCAGCAGTTTGGGTAAGTTGTGCCTGTAACTGTGCAAGACCTTGAGCGTATCTTTGACGCTCCTGCTCCATCGCCGTCTGTTCTGCATCAAGCGCTTTACGCTGTTCCGCAGCTTCTGATAGGCGTTTCTGGGCAGCCCGTTCCAGTTGATACGATTTAACGAGGTCATCTGCTGTGACATCCATTTCTTCGCCGTCAACTTTAACGGTGTAATATTCGACTTCTTCAGAAGGTTCGCCTTCTGCTTCGTCGTCATCCAAAACTTCTTGAGCTTCTGTTTCAACTTGGTCATCATCAACGGTTTCAATTTCAGCCTCATCTGTTTCAGTTGCCTCTGCTTCCGCTTCGGCAGTTGGCTCTTGTTCTACTTCGCTTGCCTCGGAAGGGGCGTTGGTATTCAAGAGTGTGTCAATGGCATCAGCCATAGAGAGTTGCTCAGTCCCGGTCGGGATACTGCTTTCGCTCATTAGTTTCTCCTAAGTTTTAAATTAGGCGCTTGTGAGTTCGTAAATCCTCTAATTGCGCCTTTGCCAATTCGCCCGTCTGGACGACACTTACCAAATGTTCTTCAACAGACTTTAATGCCTGCATGAACTGGTAAATCTTTTCTCGACCTTCTTCGTCACGGGCAGGGGAGTTAAGCCATGCGTCCGTATAAGCCGATCTTAATGTTTCTAACGCTTCCTTAAAAAGCGTATTGCTTAATATTGCCTGCGCTTCTGCTGCGCGGCCTAATTCTTGATTGAGTTTTCCGTCGCTCATTAGACTCTC